TAAAAATGGGACAAGCTGTGGCATTTCCGCCGTATTGGACACATCCACACTACACAAATGAATTAAAAAATGGTACAGTAAGATACACTATAAATTGTTGGACGTATAATGGTAATTAAGTATCAATTTATATTCTAACCCATCGTCTGTGAACATCCATGCCGTACCTCTATTTCCAAACCGTGTTGACGGTGTGTCTCATGATTTTCTATCAACTCACGCGCGATGTGTTGTATCTTCCGGCGTAATATTTTTGGTACTCTATTATAAATGCGAGTGCACGTGATCGGCGCCGGACCCACTGGCATGTCTATCGCATGGGAAATACTCAGGTCGACGGATCACGAGGTCATCGTGTACGACAGGAAACCGTCGGTGGGTGGTTCGTGGTGGGAACCGTCCGCTGATACACGAGACATACACGCACACAGAATCGTGTTTGATAACGCGTTCGTGAACACAGACAGTCTCTTCAGGGAAATGGGAATCAAATGGGGTGACGTGTTTGAACCGGTGGACACAGATGTGTACCAGGTCTTATTCAAAAATTTACACATTCGTGATTACGCGGCGCTCACGTCTCTCGCCGCGCGCGTGTTAGCGAAACAGACCAAATACAAATCCATATCGCTCAAAGACGCACTCGACCCCCTGTCGGAATCGGGTGAAAATCTTATACGGACGATCACTTACGTGATGGACGGTGTCGGATGGGAAACCATGTCGGCATACGAGTTCGTGAATAGTTTCGATCACGTAGGACTTTCGAAGCAGTGCACGCAGCGCGTGTCCGGTAAACACATGAACGATGCGATGCAAAATGCCCTCCTCGAAAAGGGTGCCACATTCATGTTTAACACACACCTAGAGAATGTAGATTACAGAAAAGATGGCTACACGGCCACGTTTAAGGATGGCGTCTCGATAGACGATGGTCTCCTCGTGTTATGCGTCGACAACAGTAAAGCGCTCGAACTCATCGGTGATAATTGGGGTGAAGACGCGGCTAAGAAAATAGGGCCGAGCACGTACGGGTGCATAAACGTCTTACTCGATTACGACGAACCCGTGAAACTCGAGTCGGATTTACACATAGGCATGAACACGAGACTTCGACTTCAACCGGTGGTACTCGCGGACGGAAACACTGTTTCGTGTGTCATATGTGATCTGACCGACGAAGTATTAGCCATGGAACCGGATGTACTCAAAGCGGAAGTCATACGAGAACTCAATCTCCCCGAACCCACGCGCGCGAGAATAGGATGGGGTGCGGAATGGAAGGATGGTTCGTGGCGATTCGAACAATCATCGGGGGTTTTGAGTCTACACGGACAATTGCCATTCTTCGGTGAAAGTCCTAGTGTGGCCATGTGTGGTATGATGTCGCCGAGAAATACGCCATACTCGAGCATCGAAGCGGCGATAGAGGTTGGTCGGTCATTCTGTCATCAAGAGTTTGGCACAAGAAAACCACATCAACCCATTCGAATCACACTCGTGTTATTCGTGCTTATAGCTTTAATTCTAATAATCATATATACTAGGAAATCATGATTCCCATGGATTGTGAAGTGTACGAACCCATGTATGAATATAACGACAAAAAGTACATGCGTGTCGTGATAGACAATAGGACGCGCGACTACATACAGGGTCTTCACGAAAGTAAATCGAGATTCATCGTGAACCAACATAATATAGATGATCCACTCGAGGGTAACGTATTGACTATAAAGATACCATTCAGATACAGACGTGTGATGTGCACCATCGAAGGTGACACACCCGTACAATCTCTAGCTAAGGGTGACAAAGTCAAAATAGTAGCAAATTTTAGTGGCGCGTGGAACGTCGCCAATCACAGTGGATACGCGTGGGTGATTAAGACGATTCAGACTCCTCCTCCCCCTTCTTCTCCGGAATCTCAATCTCTTCGAGACCATTCTCTCTGAATCCCAAGAAAACCCGAAGACTTCCTTGGAGTCGGTGAAGTTCTTGGTACGTGGTTTCGACCGCTTCTTGGAGCTTCTTGATATTCTCTTCAACGTTAAGCTTTGGCATGTTGTATGTACTCTATTAAAGTTTATAGTCTTTAATACAGTATAATGCTCACAAGGAGTGGATACATCATTAATAGTCCATCTCCCGAAATAAAAAAAGAGCTCACGGTAAGAGCTGTGGTTAACGATGACTTCGGATTTCCACCACCGCCTTTTAAGGTATTTAGACCAACTAAGAACGGAATCTGCGTTCCAAGATACTATGGAGTTGCTAAAATGGGAGAACCTCACGACGACAAAAGACCAGAACCCGTTCGAATCGGTGTACGCTTCAATGGAACGCTCCGAGACGCAACACATCAGAACGCCGCACTTGCTGCGGCTCTTGATGCGGGTCATGGAGTCCTCAGCCTTCCGTGCGGGTTTGGTAAGACCACCGTTTCGTTAGCCATCGCGTGTAAACTTGGATACAGAACCATGATTGTCGTACACAAGGAATTCCTCGCGAATCAATGGGAAGAACGAATCAAACAGTTTTGTCCGGGTGCGACCATAGGTAGGGTTCAGCAAAACAAAAAGGAAGTTGACTGTGATTTCGTGATAGCCATGTTACAATCACTCTCGCTGAAAGAATACTCATTCGGCGATTTTGATAGCGTCGGTACACTGATAGTAGACGAGGCGCATCACATATGTGCCAAGGTGTTTAGTCAATCCTTATTTAAGATGTGCCCCAAACACATATTCGGTTTGTCTGCGACACCAAACAGGAAAGATGGACTCACGAAAGTGCTTCACTGGTTTATGGGTCCTACATTTTTTGCCGTAGAACGAGAAAATCAACAGCAGGTCGAAGTGTTTCCCATAGAGTTCGAATGTGTGCGATTTAGAGACCCACCGCCGTGTACTCGATTTGGGAAATTATCACTCTCGACCATGATCACGGAACTCACGGAGATGCGTGAACGAAACGCGATGCTCGTCAATCTCATCGGTCGCATCGCGAAGAGTACGAGACAAATCCTCGTATTGAGTGATCGTCGACAACACTGCATGTTGTTGCATCAGTGTTTTCCAAAGAATTCAGGGCTTTACATGGGGGGTATGAAAGAAGTCGATCTCGCGGAATCGAGTACGAAAAAGATAATATTTGCAACATTTAGTCAAGCACACGAGGGCTTGGATATACCCTCTTTGGATACGGTTATTCTCTCGACGCCGAAATCGGACATAGTTCAATCCATAGGGCGCGTGATGCGAGAGACAAAAGGAAAGAAGAACAACCCAAACATCTACGATATTTTTGATCAATGGTCAGTGTGTCACGCCATGTATAACAAGCGTCTTCGAGTATACAAACAAGGTGGATTCAATATACCCAAGGTGAAAGAGGAAGAACCCGATGCATTTACGCGGGGTGAATGTTTGATAAATTTGTAATCTAATTATAGAATGCCATGCGATTCAAACAAAAGATCACAGCGGAAATATTATGAGCGAATACGTGATATACCACACCTCACATTAGAAGACGTCACACTCGCTGATAATACTACAACGAAGGGTGTGAACATAGATGGTTCCATCGATATAGACGGCTATTTCATAGGCGATGCATCGAACATAACAAACTTTCAATACTTCACATTCATGACACTCGATGACGTCGTGACAAACGGTAATACTACCAATCGCGGTGCATATTTTGATGGCGATTTGGAAGCAACTGGATATTTTTTAGGTGATGCGACGTACATTACGAATTTACCTTACGTGTCAGGTCCGGCTGGGCTAACACTCGATGATGTTGTCGTGAATGGAAATACAGTGACAGTGCGTGGTGCATATTTTAATGGGGACTTACAAGCATCCGGTTATTTAATCGGGGATGGAACATACATAACCAATACTGTCGACCAAACACTCGATTTTAATGACATAGTTACCACGAATAACGTATCTAGCGTAGGCGCTGTGTTTGGTGGTGATGTGACCGCATCGGGCTTTTTAATAGGTGACGGCTCTTTAGTGACCAATTTACCTATAAATACACTTCAAGAGGTCACTACATCGGGTTCATCGACAAATAGATTCATAACATTCACAAACGGTGTGACCTCGCTTGAAACGTCTGGGAATGTAGTGGTTACGGGGAATGTCACGTGTTCTAAACTCGTTGGAAGTGGTGAGTTTTTGGGTGGCGTAGCCAACACATATGAATTATCAGTGCTCAGTTCGAGTATATCAAGTGTCGAAAACAAGAAAATAATCACGAACACGAGTGGACTCACGGGTGTCACAAAGGGTGATTTACTCACATCTACAACTAACGGTGTGTTAGGTAAGTTGTCCATAGGTTCAAATGGCCAACTTCTATTAGCAGATACTCTTCCAAAATGGGAAACGATTACAAACATATTTAATATAGGGTCGAGAACTACCAACCTCGAGAATGAATTTATATTTTCCAACACGGTAAACCTATCTTCACTCACGACCGGCGACATACTGTACGGATACGGAACGAATGACATAAGAAGACTCGCGAGAGAAACGACGGCAGATAACACGCATCTCACATACGGTGATTACGGCACTGGTTATGGACGCCTGTTGCGCATGGATGAATGGGGTGAAAATGTCATGTGGTTGCACCCAAGTAATTACGATACGAACGCGGGTAATGCACAAATATTCAAAACTGGTACGAGTGGTACATTAGATTATATTTGGTTAAATCTCCTAACAGATCAAACAGCAATATCTGAACCTTATAGAATACCTATAGCAACTGGTGGTCCACCATCTGACCGTTTATTTAGTTTACGTTTTAACGATACTATGTTCTATTCTGAAAACGGTCGTTCGTATTCTGGAACTGGTAGTACAAAACATCCATCCGGTATAAAATGGAAATTATATACATACGGTGACATATATGCAAATTATATACATGGTGATGGAAGTAAAATGGTATTTCCACAATCTCAGTCAGTCCCAGTTGGTGGAGGAACACTTAATCCGTCTGGTGCACCTAATTTGGGAAAATCCGGACAATTGCTCGTATTCAGTGATAAACGCCGTAAATCTAAAATAAAAGCCATGTCTAAATCACTCGACACACTATCTAAATTAGTACCAAAACTGTATGAAAAAGAAGGAAAACGCGAATCTGGGTTCATAGCACAAGAGATGTATTACGATGTTAGAGAAATGCGACACATCGTGTGGCCGGATAGAGATGCGAATCCAAATGATGACGCACCCGAAGCAGATTATTCAGATTGGGGTAAACGCTACGCATGTCTCAGATATTTACACTTCATCGCGTACGTGGTGCGATCCATACAAGAACTCAGGGGGCGTATAGAAAGACTCAAAAATAATAAAATGTAATTTTAGAATGTCTTGTTCATCAAAGGGTAGGTCGTATAGAAAATTTTACGACGCCATACCAAAAATACCAGAGACGCTTCAAACCGTCACTGAAAGAGGTAACACATCGACACAAAGTGTCGAATTCGAAGGAGACGTCGAAACACAAGGGTTTTTTATAGGTGATGGTTCTCAGCTCACAAATATACCACCACAATCATCGATAACACTTGAAACGACTGTGGACAACAGCAACACGGCGACTCGTGGTGCATATTTCGATGGAGATCTAGAGGCAACTGGATTTTTAATAGGTGATGGTTCTCAATTACAAAATTTACCAGCCGCACCTAATATCACGTTACAAACGGTGGTCGCGAACGATAACGTCGCATCACGAGGTGCACATTTCACCGGAGATCTAGAGGCAACTGGATTTTTAATAGGTGATGGTTCTCAATTACAAAATTTACCAACACCCACATTAGATGCAGTTCTATTAAATGATAATGCCGCGACACAGGGTGCGTATTTCACTGGTGACGTTGAAGCTTCTGGGTACTTGATAGGTGACGGGTCCCAATTACAAAATTTACCCGTACCCACACTTCAAGAGGTTACCACACAGGATTTTACGACAAATGATAAGATAATATTCTCAAACCCCGTGACATCACTGGAGACGAGTGGAAATGTCGTCGTCAATGGAAATGTCACGGCACTCGAATTCTTTGGTGATGGTTCGGAACTGACGTCAATCGTACCACAATCACAATTAGATGATAACTCATCGCGAATAAACACACTCAATCAAAAAGTGATCATCACGAACACGAATGGAATCACTACGAATTTTACAAAAGGTGACATACTCTATGCATCTTCTATTGGCACCTTATCAAAGCTTGCTATAAGTTCTACACAAGGGCATGTACTCACGGTAAACGCGTCGGGTGTACCCACTTGGGGTGCATCACCGAGTGTCTCATCTCTTGATAATAGAATATCATCACTCGAAGGAAATCTCATGGTCACTTCAACGACTGGTATTACTGGGTTTACCACAGGTGATATACTCTATGCATCCGGAACAAACACACTGACAAGATTACCAAAAGGGGCAGCTGGGCAATTTTTAGCCATAAATAGTTCTGGTATACCCGATTGGGTCAATGGACCTGGTGCGTCTACGCAGTTCATCACAGAATCTTATACGTCCATCAGGGAGGCTAGACTTGGGTTTCATAACACAAATCCACAACATATGATATCGTTCGGTACGAGCTATTATGATGAAAACACAGGCGATGCATCTGGAAATTTAGTTATAAATGGAAACGTATACGCCGAATTTTACTACGGGGATGGTGTCGGACTCACAAACGTCAACATGTCCCAAACATCCGATGCGAGAGCAAAATCAAACACAGAGATCATCGTGAATTCCCTAGACACACTTTCTAAACTTAAACCGGTCGTGTACGACAAAGACGGTCTAGAAGAATCTGGTTTCATAGCACAAGACATCTATTACGATGCCCCTGAATTGAGACACCTCGTACAACTCGGAAAGGATGCAAATCCAAATGAAACAAAGAATGAACCCAATTACGAAGATTGGGGTGAAGAACACGCAAAACTCGATTACGTGGGTCTCATCGCATACACGGTCGCGGCTATAAACGAACTACGAGAAATGGTCGAAGATCTCGAAAACGCTTAAATTTTTCTTTTTACCATGCTCATAGAATGAGGCTGGTAAAATGAAATGCATTTACTTTTTAATAGAATCCATGGCCGCGAGTGCTAGAACGCCGGCAATAAAGAATAGGACAACATAGTTTGTCTCTGTGTCTTCCACTCGAGACCCACGGGGTGGTCTCTGAGACGGAGCACGCATCTGAGGAACACGCACTGGCGGTTCTTCATCGATGGGACAGTACCCTATCATTTATACTCTAGGTTTACAAATTTATTTCAACCGACTTCTTCTTTCGCCCCCGTTTACCCTTCGCACCCGCGGAGACTTTCACTTCCTTCACATCACTCTCATCTTCGTCGACGCCCTCTGAAGCCTCGACTATATCGGAGATGGCGTCATCATCGTCGTCATCTTGATCGACGTTTGGAATTGCTTCTGGTGCAGTCGTAGACATGGGTGGCGCCGGAGGCATCATGATGTTACCCATCAAACTGGAGATATCCACACCGGGACCCTTCATTTCGTATCGGTCGCCGGACGTAGATGGCTCGGCGCTCCTGGGTGTCGTATTCTTTACAGCGTCAACCATGTTCTGAACCAACGCTGGGTTTTGCTTGAGAATATCATTCATGTTAGGCATCACTGATTTGAACATACTGTTCGTCAAGTGGAACATCATTGCAGAACCACCGAGCATCATGATGAGCTTGACTTCTGGTGCTACGTGCATCTTTGTTCGGTATTTCACATACAGTTCTTCGAACACTTCATCGTAATCGTCAACATTCTCCATGACATTCTCGGACCAACCTTCCAGTTGAATTTCAAATGGATTATACTTTTTGTTAATAAACTCGAGACCCGTGACACACGCGATCAACATTCTCCGGCTAAATTTGATGGATTTATCTACGTCTATGCTGTATGTGATTCGCTTAACTTCCGTTCTGAGATCATCGATATTCGAATATACATTCAAACGCTTGTTCACGGTGAAACCCTTCTTTTCGAGGCGACCCAATTTATTCACCAAATCCGCCTTCTCTTCGTCTATAGACTTATACCCAGGCGATGGTCGTTCCTCTTCGGGTTGCATGGAGTAATCACCTTGCATATATGGTTGCTCTTCATCGTCTTGATCGTATTCATCATATTCAATGGGTTCATCCTGATATGGTGGTGGCGCGGCTTGTTTCGTTGGATTCGCAAAAGCATCTATATCTTCCTGAATATCAGCCTGCATCGGTTGGCGGGGAGCTGGTTTATAGACAGTAGGTCTCGGAATACTTCGCGCAGAGCGTGGACGAGGAACTTCGATCTCGATCTCATCCATGATTGCTTGTTCGTTATCGTCAAGCTTCATGATGTTCCCATGACTCCGATTGAGCACGATTTCTCCGTCCATTACTCTGTACTTTGAAACTATTCCAAATTCTTTAACGCACTTTATAATATAAAAAATATTGATTACATAATAATGAACTTCAACGCCACCAATCGCAATACACTCACAGCCATCGCTGTCGTATTTTGCACGTTGTCCGTCTTGATGTCTTTGAGACCAAGAAACAATAAAAGCTATTACCAGCCCAGACCAATCAATGTCGAGACCGATGTATCCGAGGAAGGATCGCTTTTTGACTTGGAACACAAAATTGAATGTGTCCCGGGTTCTGCGCAGTCCGCTTACTACACGAAGTCTTTGACTCCAGGTGGGATATGTGGCGACCAAGAATTTATCAAGAAGCGCGCCGATGCGAAAATCATCGGTGGAATAGGTGGATCTTTAATCTAAGGTATAATTAATGAACACGGTGAACGCGACGCGTCCAGCCTTACCAGATTTTGATTATGAATATCACACTATCAGCATCGATACGATCGGTCAAGATAGCAAAAATACATTCACAGTTCATCTGACGCAACCAATCGAAAACATAGTTCAAGCTCGACTCACCGCAGCGAGAATTGATGCCGCGAATTCGAATGTGTGCCACATTTCAGTCGATGAATTGAATACGAATTATTCGCAAAGAACATCCAACACGTACGGTGGTCAATCGTCGATGACGCAGCTTAACCGTGGTTTCGGTACCATCATTCAGGCTGGAACGAACCCAATTATTTTTAGAGATGATTACGACGTCGATACGCAGTACATGACCCCGATTAGAAAAATTGACCGACTCACGTGCACATTGAGAAATGAGAACGGGAATACCATCACGAATGGCGCGGACAACTTTTTAATTTTCAAATTTGTTTGTAAAAACAAAAATCTACCATTCGCCGAATCAGGGCGCTAGACACATATATTTTTTACCTTTCGTTATATTATAAATGTCGACGGGAGTCGTGCAATTAATCGCAATTGGCGCTCAAGATCAACACATTATGGGTGAGCCAGAGATATCATTCTTCTCATCGACATTTAAACGACATTCAAATTTTTCACAATCAGTTGAAAAACAACTAATGCGCGGAAACATCGCGAACGGGTCCATGACATCTGTGAAATTTGAAAAAACAGGGGATTTACTTGGGTATGTATACATCGCAGCAGATGATAATACTAAAGCAGTAGACCCATCGGATTGGACTCAAATTATAGACAAAGTTGAGCTTTACATCGGAGGTCATCTAATAGATTCGCACGATTCAATATTTAGTGAAAAAATTGCGGTGGATACATTTGCTCAAAATGTATCTAAGAGTTCAAATGGTGCACACCCAGGTATAAACTCTAAATCGTACTTTTATCCGTTACGTTTCTTTTTCTGTGAAGGTCCTCAGTCAGCTCTACCACTCATCGCATTAAATTATCACGAAGTAGAATTAAGATTTCACTGGGGTGTAAATACTGGAAACTACAATTACGAAGTGTACGCCAATTATTATTACCTAGATAACGAAGAAAGAGGAAATATCGTGTCGAGAAATCAAGAAATGCTCATCACACAGGTTCAAAAAAATATACCATCCGGTGAACTCATACAGGATCTCACATTCAACCACCCAGTAAAATACATCGCATGCGCAGACACGACTTCGAATGGAGCACTAACGTCTGTATCAAATAAAGTAAAACTCAATATAAACGGGTTGGATATTGGTAATCATAAATGGGCTAGAACCCACTATATAGATGTGATGGCATATTACCATACAAATTATGTGACTTCCCCCGATTTCTTTTTGTATTGTTTCTGTTTATTGACAAGTTCTTTACAGCCCACGGGTACACTTAATTTCAGCAGACTTGATTCCGCCAAAATTATAAGTGAAAGTCAGAACATAACTGATACTATATACGCAGTCAATTATAACATTTTGAGAGTTGAAAACGGTATGGCCGGTTTAGTATACGCGAATTAAAATACAATTGTATATTAAATGGTGAAGAATTCGGGTATAAACCAGCCTACCGATATGGTAAGACTCGGAAGATATACAGATTGCGAACAGCCTAAAAACTCCATTGTGTTTAATGCAAGCGACGACAAAATTCGTGATATAAAACACAGCGGATTATACATAAGTCCATTACGTAATGCAAACGCGTCGAACTTACTTGCGTATGATTCGATCACGAAAGAAGTTGTAGACATAGGTGGAATGCAACTAAAACTCGCAGATTTACAAGTTAAAAATCTTGAAGTGGTGAATATGAAAGTTGTTAATGAAGAACATGTGTATACACCTATTCTAACAATAGGCGAGGGATGTTCTAAAAATGAAAATGTTGGTTTGGATATTCACGGAATAAAAATCATCAACGACAAATCTACTAACACATTGAGAGTAAATGAAAATACAGTATTTAATGGGACGATCGAGGCTTCGAAATTCGTTGGTGATGGTGGTCTACTTTCGAATGTACAATATGACTTGAACGTAGACATAGGTGAAGTGGTAGAGAATTTACATGTTTGCCGTGAATTAAAAGGAGATGGTGGGCTTTTATCAAACATTACTGTGGATCAAATAAGTAATTTTAATGGGTATTCTCCAAATTTTACCGAGATTAACGCGAGTAAAGATATACACGTGGGGCGATCGGTATACATTAACAATAGAATTCACACAAAAGGTAATATAAATTCTGATGGAAACGTGGTAGCCAAATCATTTTACGGCGACGGTACGACTTTAAGTGGTGTATGCACGAATGTCGATCTATCGCAAACAAATGCACGCGTGTTGGAACTCGAAAATCAAACGGCGAGATTTGAACCACTCGAGACATCGAAATCCAAGATAGAAAAAGATGTCGTAGACACGAGAACTGGGTTGGAAAATGGATTATTGAGAATTGAGCCACTCGAAATTGCAACTACTTCACTCGATGAGAGACTAACACACACCGAACCAATCTTAAAAAATATTCAATCTCAAGTTCCAAGAATATATACTTGCGAAAAAAGGATATCATCATTAGAAAACGACGCATCCATATTACCCGAGATACACACATTAAGGGTTGATGTTAATAAAATAAATGATCAAATACCTATAATACATGAAACTAAAAAGATTGTACCCGTTGTGGAATCTAATAAATCGAGATTGGGTTTAATTGAATCTAAAATAACGCGTTTAAGTGAACTTGACCCAATAAAAGAAACGCTCGGTAAATTCGAATACGTATACGAGAAATTAGATCAGATTTCCCCAATAGAAGACCGGGTCGATGCATGTGAGGTGTCTATAGAAAATGTACACGTCGAAATGAGCGATCTACCGATTATACGTGATCGCGTTTCATCGCTAGAAAATGCACCTCTCGCGGGCGATGGTTCATTAATATCGAATATATCACTATCTCACGTATTATCATGCTGCAACACCACGGACATTCCAATCATAACCAACGAAAATCTAACCGCATCCAGAATATTTACGATGGGTAAACCTGTGTTAACTTCAAGACTTGGTGAAATAAAATCACTGGCCATAGATTCTCTCGCGGAAATAAACGGATACACAAAAGCAAATAATGGTACCACGGCGGGTAACACCGGTGGAATTGCATTTAGAACAAAGGGTCTCGACGGAAATATGAATGTAAATATGACTTTAGATGGAAATGGTAAACTGGCCATAGGTACACATAAAAGTCACCCATCAGCTCTATTGACATTAGAATCTACCACGAGTGGTGTTCTATTACCTCGGATGACTCATTTACAAATGAAAAAAATAAAGAATCCTGAAATAGGCTTACTTATATATAATATAGAGGACGATACACTCTTCATACACAAGAAAACTGGATGGACAGCTATGTGTTAAAATAAAATAAGCTCTAATATAAATGGTGAAGAACCTTAATACTATAGATAGGTCCGAGAGGATCAGGATAGGTAAGCACGTTCCCGACGAACAAGCTGTAAACACCATAATAATTAACGCATCATCCGATGTGATTCAAGCACCACAGGGAGGTTTGTACGTATCACCGATTCGTACAAATGAATCAATTGCATCAAATACGTTATGTTATGATATCACGACTAAAGAGATCGTAGATAGCGGAAAAACCATAGACTTGCAGGGCGTAACTCAAACGGGTAACGTCACGTCTGAAACGTTACAATTTACAAATAATACGACTGCGTTTGTCACCACATCGAATGTCGGTATATCAAATGTAAATCCTAACCATGAACTCTCTGTTGGTGGGGATGTTTATATAGAAGGTAATCTCACCGTAATTGGGCAGACAACTGCAATTTCATCTGAAAATTTGCGCGTGAAAGATGCGATTATAGAACTCGGTGAAAATAACACAGATGGTGATTTTATTTTTGATTTGGGTCTCGTGATGACGAGACCGGGTTCAAATGTCACGGCCTCGTATATAGAAAGTAGTAATGAGTACATAATAGGTTACACACAGAATTCGGCATCGGATACATACATCACACCGGACACATCAAATTTGATACAGATGCGGGTGTACGGTGACGTGACCGCGAATAGCTTCGTTGGCGATGGCTCTCTTCTAACAAATGTCGTTCAAGACACCGACCTCACGGCAAACTTGACGGTCATACGAAATGAGATGACTGCGAATACACTAAGCCTTCGTGACGATTTACAGTCAAATGCAACAATTTTGAGAGATGAGATGTCGGCTAACACGATAACGATTCGAGGTGAAATGGCGTCAAACACATTGACTCTCCGAGATGATTTACAGTCAAATGCGAGTATTTTGAGAGACGAGATGAGTGCAAATACCGTGACTCTTCGAGGTGACTTACAATCAAACCTCTCGATCATTCATGGCGAGATGGCTGCAAACACACTGTCATTGAGATCCGATTTGCAATCGAATGCAAACATCTTAAGAGATGAGATGAGCGCGAACACCGTGACTCTTCGAGGTGATTTACAATCAAACCTCACGATCATTCGTGGTGAGATGGCTGCAAACACACTGTCATTGAGATCCGATTTGCAATCGAACGTTACCGAGGTGAAAAACACACTCAGAGGTGAGATGGCTGCAAATACAATCACATTGCGAGGGGAAATGGCCGCGAACACGGTCACACTACGGGGGGAAATGGCTGCGAACACGGTTACACTCCGCGGCGATTTACAATCGAACGCGAATATTTTGAGAAGTGAAATGGCTGCAAATACCGTCACATTACTAAACGAAATCGCACTCAAATCAAACATAGAAAGCCCGGTGTTTACTGGAATAATCACCGGTGATGGCGGTGCTATATCGAATATTTCCCTTCAGCACGTGACCGAATACGGTAATTCTACCGACCAGACGATAACAATGTCTAACACACTTTCGATGGTGACGAGTGGTAACGTTGGTGTAAATACACCCACGCCTCAACGAATGCTTCACGTCGCGGGTGATATCCTCGCGGACGACGACATCATAGGTGTCGATTTCTATGGGGATGATGCTACGTTTACCGGTGGTCTCACGGTTTCCAAGGACACACTCATTTATGGAAACCTGGAAGTTCGCGGAAACACGACGTATCTCTCCACACAGAATTTGCTCGTAGAAGATCCCATATTGGCTTTGGGTGCAAACAATACGAGTTCGTCGCTGGATACAGGTCTCATTGTTTTAGTATATCAAGGTGATTCGAACGTAGCGTTTGGTTACAGGGGTGCGAGTAACGAGTTCATTATAAGTCATACATTGAGTTCACCGGATGATTCAGAGTTGATACCAGATACATCTAATGTGATTAATGTACACGTGTACGGTGACGTCACAGCAGATTCATTCGTTGGTGATGGTGGTCTTTTATCTAACATCGCGAGTAATCTTCACCAAATAGCTTTGAATGGAAATACTACTTCCGAAACAATTATTTTAGACGGGGGTGTAACCGGTCTCAGTGTCACTAATAACGTATTGGTCGGCGGAAACGTGACTGCATTAAGTTTTGCCGGTGATGGTGGACTTTTGTCTAACATCGCGAGTAATCTACAACAGATCGCTTTGAATGGTAATGTGACGACCGAGACACTCTATTTTCAACAAGAAATCACCGGTATAGATGTATCGAATAATGTTCTCGTGGGTGGAAACGTGACCGCGTCAAACTTTATTGGTGATGGTGGTCTTTTGTCTAACATCGCATCCAATCTTCAACAAATTGCACTCAATGGAAATGTAACAACCGAAACTTTATACTTGAATAATCCCGTGACCGGACTCGAGGTATTATCTAATGTTCTCGTCGGTGGAAATGTCACCGCGGATGTATTCAGAGGTGATGGTGGACTTTTGTCTAACATCGCGGCAACTTTACAAGAAGTGTCGGATAATGGAAATGTAACGTCCAACACTCTCCAATTTACAAATCCAACAACGGCATTTGTGACTAATCTCACATCTAATGTGGGTGTTAATATTGCTCAATTAAACGACGTGACGTTGGCGACACCCATCAATGAGGATATACTCGTGTACGACGGTACGAATTGGGTCAATCAAAAGCAAAATCATTTATTCCTGAACGCGAGAGCCGATGGACAAAATATATTAAAAGGTGAGGTTGTGTGTGCGACGGGAACAACTGGAAACAATACATTTAACGTCGTTCGAGCGGATGCTCGCGACCCCACAAAAATGCCAGCGATTGGTATTGCATACCAAAATATAAATTCTGGCGACTCGGGTCTCATTGTGACATTTGGGCGGGCAGATGGTATCGCGGCACCAAATTTTATAGAAGGTGAAACGGTCTATGTGAGTAACACAGTGCCGGGTGGTCTTTCTAACGTGGTTCCACACGGTGAAATAAACGGTGTCCCCAACCTCATTCAAAACGTTGGTCTCGTGGTGAAGTCGCATCAAACACAAGGTATTGTCTCCGTAACTGGCGTTGGTCGTACAAATGCGATTCCAAACGCGAATGTTATCACACAAACACCTGCGTACGTGTATACAGATGGTAATACTAATACGAACACACTACACAAGATTGATCCGGTGAACCTTCTCACGAAATTACAAACCCTCGAACAAGTCGTCAATACCGGGAACACTGTATCAAATTCAATCGAAA